CAATAACAAAAATAAATGAAATTTACATTGAATTTCATAGAAGATTTGTCAGGAGCGAATCGTTACAATCAGAAACTGAACTAATTGAGAAATTAAAAAGTTTAGGTATAAAAGTCTCAACATGGTTTTGATATGTTAAAATTATATTCTCACTGGGGGTTTCCAGAACTTTTTTCATATAGCGGAAATAAGAATGTCATACTTTGTATTGACCCCCCACCAAGTTTTTTTTACCAAAAATTAATAAAAACAAGATCTGAATATGACATTTTAGTTTTAATTCATGGATGTGAACCACCTTTGTTAAATAACATAAAGAAACAAATTATAGAAAACAAAAATAAATTTGATGTAATTTACAGTTTCGACGAAGATGTTTTAAAAATGTGTGAGAATTCAAAAAAATTTAATTTTGGATCTTGTTGGACTTTAACTGACGGCAACAAAAATAAATGTGAGTTTGAAAGTGAGTATGTAAATCATTGTTCATTAGATAAAAAATTTAAATTAAGTTTCATAAAAAGTATGAAAATGCAATTACCAGGACATAGATTTAGATTTGAGGTTTTAGACGTTTTAAAAAAATCATATTCATTTGAAAAGTTTATACCTAATGGAATACCATTTAAGTTTCCGTTATTTGAAGATTCTATGTTCCACATTTCAATTGAAAATTCACAATTTACAAATTATTTTACTGAAAAAATAATAGACTGTTTTATGACATACACCATACCAATTTACTGGGGATGCCCAAATATTAGTGAATATTTTAACATGGATGGTATTATAACATTTCAAAATTTAAATGAGTTAGAGAACATATTAAACAATCTTACCATAGAAGATTATCACAAAAGAAAAGATGCAATTTTAGAAAATTATCAAATCGCAAAAAATAATTACGCATTTATTTATGACAGGGTAAACAATTATCTTAATGTATTATAATATATGAATAAAAATAATGTATTAGTTACTGGCGGATACGGATTAGTTGGGTTTGAGTTAAAAGATAAAAAGTACTTTAGGTTTAGGTCAAACGAATTTGATTTAACCGATAAACATCAAACTAATTTATTATTTAAAACAAATAATTTTTCATCGGTAATTCACACCGCGGCTAAAGTTGGTGGTGTTGGTAGTAATATGAATTTTAAAGGAGAATTTTACTACAATAATATTATGATTAATACCAACGTAATTGAATGTTCAAGATTACATGGTGTGAAAAATTTAGTGGCCTTTCTATCTACATGTATTTTTCCGGACAACATAGATTACCCACTTACAGAAAAAAAAATACACCTTGGACCGCCACATTTTTCAAATGACGCATACGCATACTCTAAAAGAATGGTTGACGTTCAAATAAGATCATATAGAGAACAATACGGATTAAATTACAAATCAGTAATCCCCACCAATATATATGGCCCAAATGATAATTACAATATACAAAATGGTCATGTTATACCATCTTTGATACATAAATGTTATTTGGCCAGAGAAAATAAAACAGATTTTGTTGTGTGGGGTTCTGGAAAACCATTAAGAGAATTTATATTTAGTCAAGATGTTGCAAAACTAACAGAATGGGTTTTAGAAAACTACACCGAAAATGAACCGATTATTTTATCAACTTCAGATGAAGTATCAATTAAAGATATTGTCGATATTATTGTTGAGATTATGAACTATAAAGGTTCTGTTAAATGGGACACAACAAAACCGGATGGTCAATATAGAAAACCAAGCGATAATTCAAAAATAAAAAATTATTTACCTAAATTCGAATTTACTAAATTATATGATGGACTAAAAGAAACTATTGAATATTTTGAAAAAAACTATAATCTTATAAGAAAATAGAAATGAATAAAGTTGCTCTAATTACAGGTATAAATGGTCAAGATGGGTCATATTTGGCGGAATTTCTGTTAAGTAAAAATTACGAGGTACATGGTACCCTTAAAAGAAACTCGGTATCTGAAAATCAAACATCTAGGTTAGATAATATATACTCAAAATTAAAATTACATTACGCCGATTTATCAGATTTATCATCATTAATCAGTGTGATTCAAAAAACAAATCCGAATGAAATATATAATTTAGCCGCACAATCTCATGTTAGAATTTCTTTTGACCAACCAATTTACACCGCAAACGTAACTGGTTTGGGTACATTAAACATGTTAGAAGCGGTTAAATTAATTAATTCAAAAATAAAATTATATCAAGCGTCTTCATCAGAAATGTTTGGAAATAACATTGATAGTGATGGATATCAAAGGGAAACGACTCCAATGTCTCCAGTATCACCATATGGTTGCGCTAAAGTGTTTTCTTATAACATTTGTAGAAACTATAGAAATTCTTACGGGATGTTTATTTCAAATGGAATTTTATTCAATCACGAATCACCAAGACGTGGAACAAATTTTGTAACTAATAAAGTTTGTAAAGAGGCCGTTAAAATAAAATTAGGAATGTCCCAAGAATTAAAACTTGGTAACTTGGATGCAACAAGAGATTGGGGACATGCAAAAGATTATGTCGAAGCAATGTGGTTAATTTTACAACAAGACAATCCAGATGATTTTGTTTGTTCTACAGGTGTTTCACATTCCGTAAAACAACTAGTCGAATATGTTTTTACAAAATTAAATTTAGATTGGAAAAATTATGTAAAAATAGATGAAAAATTTTATAGACCAGAAGAACTTTATGATCTTAAAGGTGATTGCAGTAAACTAAAAAAATTAACCGGATGGAATCCTACATACACATTTGAAAGTATGTTGGATGAAATGATAAATTATTGGATAAATTATTATGAAAATAGAAAATAAAATAATCGGAATTACTTGTAGTACATTTGACTTATTACATACTGGTCATATTATAATGTTAGAGGAATGTAAAAAATATTGTGATTTTTTAATTTGTGCGTTACAAGTTGACCCAACAATTGACAGACCAAATAAGAATAAACCAATACAATCTTTAGTTGAAAGATACCTACAGCTTGACGCTGTAAAATACGTTGATAAAATAATACCATATTCAACTGAAGAAGAGTTAGAGACATTATTTTCCGCACTTGATCTAGATATTAGAATCATAGGTGAGGATTATAAAAACCAAGATTTTACCGCAAAAGACATATGTCAAAAAAGAGGTATCAAAGTTATTTACAATAGAAGAGATCACCATTTTTCAACATCATCTTTAAGAGAAGAAATCTATAAACAAGAATCTAAAAAAAGATTTGTAACTCAATGACAACAAGAAAAAAACAAACACCACAGAAAGATGAACCATCACCGATTTTATCAAGAAAAGACTTCATTAATACCGTAGTAAAAAGAAAACAAAAAAATAAATTTCTTTCTGAACAACAAGAAGAATATTATAAAATTCTTAAATCAAATCAAATAACGATCGCATCAGGACCTGCGGGTGTTGGTAAGTCTTACATAGCAATGAAAGCCGCTGTTGACTTGTTATTAGATCCGGAAAATTCTTATGAAAAAATAATCATAGTTAGACCAGCAGTTGAGGCCGAGGAAAAACTAGGGTCATTACCAGGAAATTTAGAAGAAAAACTTGACCCCTATATTTTCCCGTCGTATTATCTTTTAAATAAAATAATAGGAAAAGAAGCCAGAGAAAAATTAAAAGAAGCCGAAATTATTGAGGTATTTGCGTTAGCATATATGAGAGGTATGAATATTGATAATTCTATTTTAATTTTTGAGGAAGCTCAAAATGCAACACCAAATCAAATGAAATTATTATTGACTCGTATAGGATTCAATAGTAAGTTTTTTATATCTGGAGATCTTGAACAAACAGACCGATATAAAGATAAAAAACAATCCGGGTTATATGATGCAATTCAAAGATTTCAAGGGGTTGATGATGTTGGCATTTATGATTTTAGAGACGCTAAAAATGTTCGTAATCCATTGATTGGTAAAATATTAAAAAGATATGACGATGAGAATAGGGATTGAAATTAATGGTGTTTTAAGAGACACCCTTGAAAAGTTTAAACAGGTATACGAAAAACATTTGGTTGATGTTGACCCAGATTTATTTTTGGGTAGAACATATCAATTAGATTATTCTGGAAACACAGAAGAAACAATATATCCAAAACCTTTCGAATATGGTATTATTAGTGAAGTTAATTCCTTAAACCTGCTTGATCATTATAAGTTTCAAAATAGTGATGATTTATATTCTTTTATGTATGAAGAATACACAATGGAACTATTTGGTCATGCACCATCAACAGAAATGAATACGTTTAACTTGTTGAATGATTTATATTACGAATTAAGAGATGAATATAATTTGTTAATTGTGTCTGACGAAATAGGTAAGTCTAAACCCGCTTCATTATTCTTCTTGAGTAAGTTTGGGTGTCTTATTGAAAAAGTATTATTTTATAGTGAGATCACTAAAGATCAAATGTGGGATGAGGTTGACGTTTTACTCACGGCCAACCCAACACTTTTAGAAAATGTACCAGAAAACAAATTAGTAATTAAATTTAATACAAATTACAATAAAAACATTCGAACTGATCATGAAATATCCACTTTATCGGAATTTAAATTATCATTAGAAAAAATATCGAAAAGTTATGTTTAAAATATTTAATGAAACTTATTATGTTGACATCGATAAAATTGATGAATACGTACAAATCAAAGTTCCGGTTGAAAATGATGAAAATCTGGAAGACATGGAAAGTATTGAACCAAAAGAAGAAGCTCAAATACATTTAGTAAAATATGAGTTAATAAAAAATTTGTTAGAAACTGTATTGACAGAGTCACATGATGTGGACGAAAAGTTAGGTCCTAATAATAGCGAACTAACCATACCATTTAAGATTGCATTCAATTCCCTTTTAATGAAACAAATAATAAATAAATTATAAAATAAAATATGAATACAGAACAAATCAAAAAATTAGAAAGATCGATTTCTAACATGAAAGACAAAAGATCTAGAATTTATTTTGTAGTCCAAGACACAAAAGGAAATGCTAGAGCATCGGTTAGATATACTTATCAAGTTGCTTTAACCTTAAAAGAAAACGGATATAACCCAATTATTTTACACGAAACAAAAGATTATATTGGGGTATCTGAATGGTTAGGATCTCATTACATGGATTCTTTACCACACAAATCTATTGACGAGGGTAACCTTGAGATATCACCGGATGACCTACTTATTGTTCCTGAAATATTCGGGTATATTATGGAACAGGTTAAAAACTTACCTTGTGGAAAAATTGTTTTAACACAAGCATATGACCACATGTTTGAAACATTACAACCTGGGCAAACCTGGTCTCAATTAGGATTTTTTAAATGTATTACTACGTCAGAAAATCAAAAAAGTCATATTGAAAAAATAATGAGAAAAGTATCTTTTGATATTATTAGTCCTGTTATATCGGAATGTTTTCAGAAGAGCTCAACACCACCAAAAACTATAATTTCAATACACACTAGAGATCAAAGGGACACTGCGAATGTTATCAAAGAGTTTTATGCGAGATTTCCACAATATCGATGGATTACTTTTAGAGACTTAAGAGGTCTTACTGAAAAACAATTTAGTGAGGCAATGAAGGATAGTTTTGTTTCTATTTGGGTAGACCCAACAAGTAGTTTCGGGACATTTCCTTTGGAATCTATGAAGATGGGTATACCGGTAATTGGAGTATTACCTTATGTACAACCAAATTGGTTGAATGAGGACAATGGATTATGGTTGGTTAATAAAAATTCAATTGTTGACGTTGTTGCCGATTTTGTACAAAACTGGTTGGAGGACAATATCAATCCAGAACTATATTCGAGTATGGAAACTACATCATCAGAGTATAATGATTACGAAAAATTTCAAAATAATGTTATTAATGTTTTTTCTGAAATTTTTGATAAAAGATCATCTTCATTTGAAGATCAATTAAATAAATTAGAAACTATAGAATAATATGGAACACATGAACACAATATCAGTAATATTACCAATCAAGACAAGAAACGCTTCGGATTTTGACGAATTTTTTGAAAAATGTATTTTGTCGGTAAAAAATCAAAATGAACAAGTTAATGAATTAGTAATTGTTCATTCTGGGGAAGATAATTTTAAAAATTATGTAGAGTCTTTCGATTTTGAAGGTCTTAATGTAAAAATATACGAACACGAAGGATCTCCAAATTTTGCAAGTCAAGTTAATCTTGGTGTTGAAAAATCCACATCTGAATGGGTTAGCATTTTAGAATTCGACGATGAATACTCAAACATTTGGTTTAAAAATGTGAAAAATTATATGAGTATTTATCAAGACTATAATGCGTTTTTACCGGTTGTTGTTGATGTTGACGATAAAGGTGTTTTTGTGGGATTCACAAATGAGGCAACTTTTGCTGCGAATATATCTTCAGACATAGGTATACTAACTAATGACACTCTTTTAACGTATCAGAATTTTCAAATTTCTGGAATGGTAATAAAAAGAGATTCTTTCTTGAGTAATGGTGGATTGAAGCCGTCCATAAAATTAACCTTTGGGTATGAATTGTTTTTAAGACTTACACAAAATTCAACAAAAATAATGACCATACCAAAAATTGGATATAAACATATGAATCTTCGTGTTGGTTCTATTTTTTGGAATTACAAAAATGGTGATGATCGATTAACAGAAGATGAAGTAAAGTTTTGGATTGATTTAGCAAAAAAAGAATATTTCTACATAAAAGATAGAGAAATAAAATATGAACCCGAAACTGTTTAATGTTACAAAAAGATGAAAATTGTTTAAATTGTGAAACAAAGAAAAAGAAAGGGAGAAAACCAACAACAACAAATTATTTTGCGGAAAGGGAAGAATTGGCGGTTAGAGATTTTTTAATCGCCAGTTCTTTTGAAGATAAAAACAAAATATATAATGATTTTTTAAGGCACCCTTTAGATAAAATGATATCTTCAATTATAAGAAGATATAAATTGTATAGGAAAGATATGAATTATGATGAAATTCATAATGACACTCATTCTTTTTTAATGACCAAAATTGATAAGTTTAAACCTTCAAAAGAAAAAAAGGCATATTCTTACTTTGGGACTATTTGTAAAAACTATTTGATGGGTCAAATAATGAAAGATCAAAAAGAAATGAATAGAAAAGTTTCTTATGAAGATATTTCATCTGACATTCAAAATAACCCGGACTTAATCTATTTTATAGACGAAGAAGAAATTTCGACTGAAGAAATTATCAGAAAGTTTAAGGAAAAACTGTACGATAATATGAATGATAAAAAAATTACAGACGAAGAAAAAAAACTTGGTAGAGCTATTTCTGATTTATTTGACAATTATAAAAATTTACTACCAGAATCAAATAACAATAAATTCAATAAAAATGTAATTTTATTCGAATTACGAGAAATGACAAACTTAACAACAAAAGAAATTAGAGTTTGTATGAAAAGATATAAAAAAATCTATGTTGAACTAATTCAGGAAATTTTTAAATAAAAGTATTTATAGACATGCCAAGACCACAAAAAAAAGAAATTAATTTAACAAAGGACTCTATGGTTTCTTTGATGCAAGAAATCTACAATGAATTAGTAGAACAAAGAAGTACCGCAATTAGAATCCAAAATAAAATGTTGACTATGATGAAAGAACCTGAAGACATGACGCTAATTGGTCCAGTAATAGAAAAACAACAAAAAATAATTAACGATTGTGTAGAAAAAAAATTATCCTTATCAAAGTTACAAGCACAAATTTGGCAAAAATCAACTGAAAAGGAAGAAGATTTTACCTTATCTGATTTAGATTTAGACGAGGACATTATGAAATCTTTAATAGATAAAGATGCCTCTGATAATAAATATAAATTCAAAAAATAGTCATGGCAATTGATGTTGAAGAAGGGTATGGGGAAATTGGTAAAAAAATAAAAAATACCAAAAGATTCAAACAGCTACAAGCTGATTATAAAAAACTCAAAAAAAAACATGGTGATTCCTTTGAAAAAAAGAAAGAAGAATTAACTAAAAGATATGAGAAATATAATGAAAAATACAAATCCAAAAAAGAAAAATTTAACAAGTCAAAAGAAAAATTCAAAACACAACTCGATGAACTTTTAAATATAAAACTTGAATCTTCGGACGATCTTGGAGTTTCTACTATAGATAGTCTATCTTCTAATTTAACTTCTAATTTAGAAAAAAGACAAAGAGATTTTGAAAAAAAACATCCTGAAGATAAAGATGTAAAAAAATATATAATTAAAAAATTTATAGTTGGTATTGAAGGTTTAAAACCTGAAATATTAAAGTTGTTAGAAAATGAAATATTAAAGGCTGCTGGTTGTTCAGAAAATCAAACTTTTACACCAAATCAAGATTTGTATATAAAATTACAATCAATTGATTTTTTGGGTATGTTAAAACAAGATCCGTCTAGTGATGTGGGTAAAATTATTTACGAACAAAACAATTTATCATTCTCAACCAAACCATTTCCAATGAACAAGGAAATATATAATAGAATACAAAATATTAATCAACCATTTTCTGTTCAATATGGTTCTCAATATAAAGGATTATCAACTCAAGATTTATTTGATATGACATATGTTGATGTCGATAATCTTGGTAACAATGGTAATTTTCTTAAAATTAAATTAGCCAACAGAGTGACAGGAAACATTGTAAAACAATTTTTAAAAGATTATTATAAAACAATTGAGGTATTAGATTTTAAAAATATATTTGCAAACTTAATTAACCAATTAGTTGGAGCTCTTTCTATTGAAAAATCAGACGGTCAAAATGATATTATTGAATATCAAAAAATATTATTAATAATACAAAGAATATTAGGGTTATGTTTTGATCCTAACAAAGAAATTGATGTGTCTGGTTCTGCAAAATTATCAGAACTTGATAATTTAGATGATTCGTTTTTTGAATTTACTGAAATTGATTTGAATTTTATAGATGAAACATTAACTAACATACAAAATAGAGTTGCTGTTTTTGCAACCTGTGATAACATAAAATTACCAGTAAATTCCTCTGCGGCAATTTCCGCGGTTGATAATTTAAATTTTGTTCCGGGATCAAACAACAATAACAATATTGAAAACGCAATTGATTTTACAACATCCATAACTGAAAACCCAGACTGGTTACCAGTTCAGATCAATTTAGATTTGGAGTTTATAAAAGAATTACCAAAGGCGGTTATAAATGCGCTTATTTCTCCAAAAACAATTTTACCATTTGCAATTGTTCTTAAATCATTAGGTAATAATAGTTTAGATACGGTAAAAAGTTATACCGAATTTGCTCAAAAATATAAAAACTTTTTTGTTCAAGTTGTATCTAAAATAGGAGGTATCTTTGTAAAAATAATTTTTGATTCGGTAGTTAAAGATATCAAAAAATTAATCAAGGATGTTATAAAAGATATTAAAAATGAAAAAAACAATAAGAGAGTTGCAATTATTTTAGCACTTACAGAAATAGTAACAACACTTTATGATTTAGTTGTTGATGTAAGAGAATGTAAAAGTGTAATTGATGAGTTGCAAAGATTATTAAAATTAACCTCTAAAATATTTGGTGGAGCCGGAAACGATATACCATTACCTTTACTTGCGGCATCAAAATTTATGGATGGATTTTCATCATCAAGAGCGTATTCAGGTATAGTTGGTGAATTCGAAAGTGTTGGAATACCAACCGGACCCATGGCCGATGGGTCACCAAATAAATTTATGGCGGCAGTTAAGGCTATTGTCGATGGAATTGACAAGGAAGAGGCACAAAATGGAAAAACAGAAATTGCGTGTTTAGGATTTACTGTTACTCCAATTGGTATGACCGCTCCTGGATTATGTTATGGAAAAAAATTGTAAAAATGTATAGACAAAAAATCACCTCGGATGAGGTTTTAAAAATAATTTCAGAAAGAAGAGAAAGACCAAACAAAGACTTGGAGTTGGCTATGAACTTTGTTAAAGCCGATTTCGATCATACAAAAGAACAATTAATCAAAATGACAGACCATTTAGATAAATTAGAAATTACTTATAATTCATTATTAAAAGAATACAAAAAACGAAACGGTGTCAGCAATTTACGATAAAAGAATAATAGTTCCTGGTCTTGTTTTAGATGTCAACGATCCTCTAATGTTAGGTAGGGTAAGAGTTTTACCTAAAATTGAAAATGAGGTACAAAATCAACCAGAAAAAAAACAAGAGTGGACTAAACTTGATCCATTTGTTTGTTTACCACTTTTACCATACTATATAAGTCAAGTTCCAAAAGTTGGTGAATATGTTGGGGTAGTTTATTCGACTAGAGATGAAACTAAAGATTGGAATAAATTTTACATACAGGGACCTATTACTAGACCTTGGAATAACTATTATGAATCTTTCAATAGTTCGCAGGCAATGCTTGCAAATGGTGATTATATCAAACAAGCAGATAACATAAGGGATAGTGAAACCGGTGAAGTTCAAAAAGAAATAACAGGAATTTATCCATTACCAGGTGACAACGCAATTTTAGGAAGAGGAAACACCGATTTATTATTAAAGACACAAGATATAATATTAAGATCTGGTAAATATACAACTTCAGTCAATAACGATAGGCCAGATTCCCCACAAATAAAATTAAATGACAAAAGATCTTTTGTTCAATTATCTTTTTTTGATTTAGAAAAAGTAAGTACTGGAACTGAAACAATTACAAGTGAAGAGTATAACGACTTACAATTAAAAAACTTTATAAAATGGTCAATTGACAGTGTTGATGTTAATACTCAAACAGTTAGTGGTCATATTGAAACCAATAGCATAATACCTTTATTAGGAGAAGGCACAACTGTATCAACATTTCAAATATCATTTTTATCTTATGCTCAAGCGGTACCGGTACCAAACTCAAAAATGAATTTTAGTGGTCTTACAATTAGTGAGGCAAGTCAATTTATCAATCAGTATATAAAAGGATATAATAAAGGAAAAATTAATATAAATGGATATAATGAATATCCTAATAATGGATATTTAAATGATCAGTTTCCATTTGTTTTTGCACCAGGAATTACAACATATAATAAAATGATTGGAAATGACCCAATAGAATCAAACTTTATTTCTGCAATATATAATAATATAAAATTGTTCGAAGTTAGTAATGAAGTTGGTTTTGCGGTTATATGGTCCAAAAATACCGTTGGTCCGCAAACAACAACAATTGAAGATGAAATCGAAAAATCCGAATATAAAGAAAGTCCTGTAACTTACGCTTCCGTTGGGGGCGACTTTCTTTATTTTTTATCTCACAGATCTGTAATACCTGGAACAAATCCAATTAATTTAAGTAACACTCTTTATGGTATCCCTCAAGAAAAATTTACCGATGAAATATTAAAAAGCACAAATTCTATGGTTAGAGGTGAAGAACTTTTGAAGTTACTTCGACTTATTGTGTCTTTTTTAACAAGTCATACACATAACATAAATGAAGCTCCAATTCAGGAACCTTTAAATTCAGTTACAGTTTCGCAAATAGAAACGGCATTTAATAACGCATACAAAACAGTTCTTAATCAAAATATTCGAATTAATTGATATTTATAATAAAAAAGTAAATGTCAATTCACAATTCTTATTTAAGTAGAAACAATACCATAGTTTATACAGGTTTAACAAATACTGGTAGAAATCCAATAATAGAATTATATTATGGTGATGGGAATGTAAGATACCCATACGGATTTTCAAGATGTATTTTTGACATTGATCTGGATTCTTTAAGAAAAAAATATCAAAATAAAATTATTTCGGGTCAATGTGATGATGATATTAAACATATTTTAAGAATGACAAACACAAGTTCTTTTTCAAGGGACTTTTTAAATACGGAAACATCAGAAGAAAAAGAACGAGGAATTTCATTTGATTTAATACTTTGGAGAATACCATATATTGAAAATGACCCAAACCAACCTCAATACTGGGATGAAGGGGTTGGGTATGATTTTTCAGATTTAGATTCCTTACCTGGAGATAGAAATTATTCAACAAGACCATCAAATTGGGTTAAAAGACAAACAATCGATAACTGGGAACAAGAAGGAATATATAACAACCAAAATAAGGGTGTATTTAATTATTCGGCGTTAACAGTTGTAGACATTCAACATTTCGAATTTGGAAATGAGGATATTGAATTTGACATGACAAATGAAATTAACTCAATTCTTGATGGGACTATTCAAAATCCTGCGGGTTGGGGTATATCATATCTTCCGGAATTAGAGTTACTTACTGGTACAACAAAAGCTTATTATGTTGGGTTCTTTTCAAGGCACACTCAAACGTTCTATGAACCTCGTCTTGAAACTTCATATAACGACTTGATTGAGGATGACAGATATACTTTTTCATTGGGTAAATCAAACAAGTTATATCTTTATTCATATGAGGATGGTAATTTCTTAAATTTAGACGAAAATCCTTTGGTGACAATAAAAGATGGTAATGGAAATTCAATACCTGGATTAATTAATTTACCTAGTTGCGTAAGAACACAAGGTGTTTATGAAGTGACCATTCCGCCATTAGTTGGTTTTCCACCAAATTGTTCTTTGTCTGACACATGGTCAAACATAAAGTTAAATGGTTTTTCATTACCAAATGTTGTTAATGAATTTACTGTATATCCTATATCAAAAACTTTACAAATCGGAGTCGTATCAACGGAACCACAAACATATGGGTTTGATTTTTATGGTATAAAACAAGATGAAAAAATACTAAACACTGATATGAGAAAAGTTAGTGTTATTATAAAACAAGCATATACCACAAATAAAAGATTACCAAAAGTAGAGGCATATTATAGGGTTTATGTTAGAGAGGGTCAGACAGAAGTACAAGTACAAGACTGGACAAAACTAAACAGGACACCAACAGAATATTATTTAATGTTTGACACAAGAGATAAAATACCTAACGAATATTACATAGATATGAAGGTTATCTCAAGTGGCGAGATTAACACATATAAAAGAACATTGAAATTTCAAGTCGTAAACAAAAAATAAAGATATTTATAAATAAAATTAATTATGGGAGAATCATTAAGTGCTAATACAGAAGTTTTTATATGTGTACCAGATTGTGAATTTACTGGATCAACCGCAGTAGTACCTCCTCACCCTGTTTATATAAATGGTGCTGGAGATTCGGTTACACAACTAAATATGATTCTTATAGGATCTGGAAATGGATTAAATGGATGATTATGAATAGATTAGATAGAATAATAAGAAAAGTAATTAGAGAAAGTCATGAGGAAGGATCCTCAAGATATATGTTTTTTTCTAACTTACAACAAATGAGAAGACAATGTGATATGTTATTAGAATTAGATCATTCTATGATTGAAGAAATTCTTGAAAATGGTCATGATTGGGCACAGGATCATATTTCTGAAGCAAAAAACAATATGGATCAAGTTTTTGATTTTTTAATGAATGAGACAAAAAAACATGGAATGCAAATGTCAATGAATATTGATGATAAAGATATGGTCATGTCTGAAGGTCGTAAAAAAACCGGAACTAAACTTTGTGCTAGAGGTAAATCAGCGGCCAAGGCTAAATACGATGTGTACCCAAGTGCATATGCCAATGGTTACGCTGTTCAGGTGTGTAAAGGTAAAAAACCGGGGTTAGACGGAAAAAAACGTTGTTCCGCACCATTTTGTTAAAAATTGTTTCTTGTTTTTTTTGTTTTATTTATTTTTGTTTCATATATTTGTATAAGAAATATAAAACACACAAGTAAATGAAGAAAAAAATTTTAAAGTTCTATAAAAGGTTCAGAGTATTTTTAGAAAAACTTAATCGAAGGTCCGCAATGAAAACTCATGAGGAGTTGGAGCTTCATGAAAAAACCGCATTTAAAATTTGTGTAAAACTTATTTCACATGAAGATTCAGTTTTTACTATTGCACCTATCACAAACAAAAGATATATTTTAAATGAAACTTTGAATTTGTTCATTATAATTGACTATGGTAAAGTTGAAATTACAAATCATGTATTTCATTATGACGTAAAACTTTCGTCAAGAGATTTCGAAAGAATTTTATATCTATATGACACAGAAACAGAAAAAAGACGTACTAACACCGAAAAAGAAATCAAAACAAATATTAAACATACGTTAGATAATATTTATAAAAAAATCGTTCAAGAAACTCAAAAAAACCAATAAAAAGTCCCTAAATTACTTACGTCGTCACCAACGTTTTGTTCTTTTAGAACTCGTCTAACAATTTTCATGATGTCTGATTCGGTTAATGTAATAATTTGTTGTCTCATGTCTTCTTTTAATTTATTTTTTGGTTTATAACTTGTCATAACTGGTTTTTGTCCTTTTCCGGTTTGTGTATCTTTTTTTTCTGCTTGTCTTTTTTGTTGACATGCGGATCTTTTTTGTGTGTCACTCATTTTACCTGCAACACCTGCAGCTCTACATTTTGGATAAGCACCTTTAGAAGTGTCAGATCTTCCACAAGGGGGGTGTTTACCGTCAACCTTTCTACAAATATCAACCCAAGGACCTTTGGGTTGTGAAGACCCTTTTGGTTTTTTCTTTTTTCCAAACCATACGGCTAAATCTTCGTTTACAAAATGTGTTGGGTGTTCTTCTTGGTTGTAAGATCCATTTTTATCTTTTTCCCAAATACCAACAACTTTTTTTATATTATTTTTCATATTAGGTTTTTTGGCATAATGATTATAACTATGATCTATTTCAATATCGAATGGGCTTAATATATGTTTTTTCCATTTTTTTAAACCTAACTCAACAGGACCATTGTAAGCTCCGGCACTTATTGATGTGTCAGCCTCTTTTATTGTTTCTATTGGAACTATACCTTTTTTATTTTTTCCACTAGGTGTTTGATTAATTATATTACCATCTTCGTCAGATACTGTCGCGTATGGTTTTCTTTTTATATAGTCCTGTATTTTTTTTGCGGATTTTTCTAATTCTTTAATTTGATCACTTCTTAAGTCCCATGTATGGTCATAACTATCATATTGAACTAATGGGCTTTTATAGTCCGAAACAGGTGTTGTGAATGGGTCTAGTTTATTTTGAAAGTCCCTTAATCCTGGTTGTAATGGTGGTGTATACGACCCTCTACTACCCGAGTCAGTAGTTGCTTCACGTAATATTTTCTTTATTAAAGAATCTGTTATCATTACCATATAAATATAATAAAATATGGAAAACGAAAATAAATTATTTGGTAATCTGTTTAACAGAATTGATCTACAAACTGAAGATCATTTAGATAGTATTTTAGATACTATGGATAAAAATCATGCACTTGTATATCTTATTGAGGCGGTACGTCATGCGTACGATAAAAATTGTTTTACTATTGGTGAAACTGAAGTTTTATCGAAATCAATTAGAGTATTATTGAAGTAATTTTTAATTTTACTTAAAAACAAAAAAAAGGTCAGATTTCTCTGACCTTTCTTCTTATAAAACTTTAATTGATTATCTCAATTCTCTTAAATCAAATGTACGAACTCCGTCAACGGTAATACGGGCGTAGAAGCGGTTATTTACCATCTTTTTCGCGTATCTGGTCATAATACCTTTGATTGGCGTAAAGTTGAATGGGTTATACATTGTAGGTGTCAATTGTAGAGGTACATACGGTGCGTAGATGTAACCTGTGTCTAACAATGATGTTCCTTTGTGTCCTAGTAACACTTGGTTAGCTGGGAAGTAAGGATCACGGTAAACTTGGTAACGTCCTGCTAAAGTACCAACTCTTTCGATACCCATGTTGTATTGATCTTGCTCCGGTGAAGCATTTGATACGTGGAAGTACTCAAGATCATCAAAAATAGCTGAAACTTCAGAAGAAACAACGATCCAGTTAGCTCCACCTCTCAAAGTAGATTTGTGGATTTGTGCTGACAACTGGTTGATTGCTGTAATCAAAGTTTGGTTCCAGTCTTTTTGAGTGTAAGAAGTTGTTAAAGACAATCTTCTCCATCCGTTGTAGTCCCAACGTAAATTCCAAGCCGCTCCTTTTCTCAAGTCACGTAGAATTTCTCTATCGATTTCAGCTGCAACTTGTTCTGATAACAATGCTGTTAATTCAGCTTCAGCATCGATGTTGTGGAATGCCGCAACGTCTTGAGCGAGTTCTGGAGACCATTGTGCTCTTAATTTTCTTTCACTTACAGAAACAGTCACTGATTCTAAATCGAAAGAAACCTCACCGATTTTTTCTTCAAATTCTAATTCTTCGTATCTTCTCCATACAGCAACAAATGAATTACCAGATAAAATTTCATCAATTGTTGATCCAGTGTAACCATCAAGTGAATCATCACCACATGAAGCACATGCTGGACATGACAAGTCTACTTCAAGAATAATACATCCATCAGCGTTACAGATATCATAGAATGAACCACCATTACCAGTAGTTGGGAATGCTGTTTGTTGTTGATTACCATACTGAACAATACCTTTACCATATTTTTGAGTTACAACTCTAAATAACAAAGGTGTTGTAGAACTTGGTGTAGGACATACTGAACCAGCACCAAATGATAAACCAGCTCCTGGTAAAATTTTCAAGTCGGACAAGAAAGTCTCACTATCAATTTCATTTCCATCAGGACCGATTAGTTTTCCAGCTCCTAAAACTGAAGACCATCCACAAAGTTTGATAAGTACTTTTCTAGTGTTACCAAGGTATTGTGCGTTGTCGTTACCAGCATTTACTAAATCTCCATTGGACCAAACTACAACTGTAGGTGCTGCAGTGACTGCAGACCAACGACCTTTAGAATAATCAAATAAACCTTCTGGATCTAATCCTGGTTCAGCACCTTCATAAAATAAATCATAAAGATTTTTTGCGTAAGGGAAGTTTGTTAAACTAGGATCTCCATAACCTTGTCCTGGATCGTTATCACCAGCAGCAACCGCTTCAGGTGATCCGATTGGTGGATAGTGTACTCCTTCAGTTCCGTTTGCGTAACCATTTTGGTACCCTTGGATTTTAGGTACAAAGTAGAACAATTTACCAATAGGTAAGTTCATTGCTTGTACAGATACGATATCGTTAGCCAACAATTTAGAGAAAACTCTTCTTACGATTGGAAAAACAACTGTTTCGAACGCTCCGTTAGAACCTTCAGAAGTTGCTTCGTTAATCAAGAAAGAAGCTTGGTTTTCATACAACTGTGCTACGTTTTCTTTTAGGTGGCCTCTCAAGCCTTCAAGGAACCCTAATCTGTCCCATTTGTTAATAGTATCTTCTTTGATAACTTTAAGGTGCTTAAGACCGATGTTACCAACAAGACCTGATTCTAATAATGCTCCCATTTTTTTTATTTTTTTTTAGCTTTATTTTTATGTATATAATAAATATACGGGTTTTTATAAAAGTTTATTTTTTATAGTTTTTTCATCAAATCTTTCATTCTTAAGAACTGTGGATTCTCATACGTTTTAGACTCAATCAAATTCACTGCAGAACCTGTACTAGGTGTTCTTTCTACAGATCTTTGAACTGATTCTTGAATTGTTTGTTGAGATTTTTGTCCTGAACCAAGTTCAGATTTGATAACTTTGTAAAGATTTTTAGATTCTTTAATAGTTTCGATATTGTCAAATCTACGTAGAATATTAATCTTTTCTTGTTTAGTTGTTGAATGTTCTGTGAACAATCTTGTTACGTAAGCCAAGTTAGAGTTGAATACTGCAACCTCATTCAATTTATTTCTGAACAAATTAAGAGCTTTTCTGTACTCTTCATTTTTTTCTCTCATTAATTGAAGTTCTTCATTAATAGCGGTATTATTTTTAGAATGTGCTCTTAATTTTGGAAGACCTCCTTTTCTAAAATTTGAACCGTTACCTAATGTTCTTGATGCCTCTTTAGTTTCTTTTCTTTTGGTTGGTTTGGTTGGTTTATCTGTGTATCCATCCATGTTTACATCCTCATCATATTCGAATCTAGCTTTACCAGTTCCTTTGGCTTTAACACCTTCTTTACTAAACGCAGGTTTTTGTCTTTTTGTTTCGAAGTTATTTGTTTTACCATATTTGAATTTTGGACCATGTCCGGTAACACCTTTTGGTTTTGTTGACATTTTTTTAGATTCAAAAATACTTTGATCTACTTCAAAATCAAAATCTTCCGTGAATTCATTTTCAAAATCTGAATCAAAATCTTCCGTGAATTCATTTGGATCATAATCTGAATCAAAATCTTCCGTGAATTCATTTTCTTCAAATGGATCAAAATCTGAATCAGAATCTTCCCTGAATTCAGATTTATCGTCAAATTCAAGTTCGTACATCACATCACTATGACCTTTATGTCCTTTATCAGACATACCTCCTAATTCGCCCATCATTTCCTCTAATTGAGAATAATCAATATCACCAAAATAATCTTCTTCAGAATAATCTTTTTCAGAATAATCCCCCGGCATACCTAACTCTTCTTCTGGGTCATTTAAAAAACTACCAAGATCAAATTCGGATTCATTCAAGGAGATCATATATTCTTTTCCTGTGTTTTTATCTGATAAATTTATCATTTCGTTGTCTTTTGTTACAATGATTCCGTCGTTAGAATCCATTGACATCCAAACTCTCATAACATTATCTATGTTTTTCTCACCTCGTAAGTCAATAGTTTCAACTTCATCATCTTCCGGATTTACAGGTGGTTCTTCAATAAAATCATCTTCTTCAAAATTTACGTCATCTACGTCATCTTCTTCTGAACCTTCTACGTCATCCGGCATATTATCAGTATCATCCGATACGTCTTCCGTATCGTCTTCAACATCTTCTTCATCAACCTCTTTTTTTAGAGATTCTTTTACTAATGAACTGATTTCTTTCTTCATTGTCGAAGAAAGTATTCCTTGTGCATTTTTTTTGAGAGACTCTTCAAGATTTTTCACTTGAAATAAAGCATCTTCAATTTCGTTAATGTTTCTTTCCATTTATTCTTTTTGGATTTTTATTATTATAAATACTTCGAATTTATAAAAAAATCATTTTTATGCGTATAAAACAAAAAAGGGACAACTTTCGTTATCCCTTTTATATTAAAATTAACTTAAATAATTATTCAATTACCTCATCGATCTTACTTTCCGTGATTGAAGTGATTCTCCAATCCATAGTGTAATTTTCATAAACCTTCGTAACTTTAGCCTCTACATCAGTTGGGCTATATCCCAATACTAATTTTTCTTCTTTAATTTTTTTTACACGACCAGATTCGTTGTCTAATAAATCTGATGAAATTTTTGCGACAAAATACTTTTCTCCTTGTTCCATAATTATAATTTTTAAAAAAGTATAATAGTAAAAATATTATTTATCAAGAAATGCTGATAATTTATCCATTAAACTTTTCGTCTTATCAATTGAAGATGTATTCATACCAGTCGCTCTTTCTAAATTCATATTCTTTTCTTCATCCAAGTTTTCTTCAAATTTCATTCTATCATCTTTATTTACAAACAAGTAAGCCCCAGGTGTTGATGGAGATGAAACCAAGTCAAAACAAATTAATTCAAAATCATCTTGAACTTCGTTTTGATCACCTACTTTTTTAAGTGACCCAACTCCACGAGAAGAAATACCCAGTGTTACTCCTTGACGAAGATAATTAGCCGCCAAATCGCCCTTTGTGGATACAATACCTCTTTCATGGAATCCAGGACTTGTTAACAATCTTAATTTACCAAGAAGAACTGGACCTTCCCACCATACTTCAGTAATTGCGTGTGATACACGATCCAAATCAATTAAAGAGGATTCAGGGTGATTCAACTCTGATAGTGCAACACCCTTATCAATCATTTTTTTATAGTTGTCGGCCTCTCTTTTCAGTATCTTTTCGGGGTAAACTCTTCCGTTTCTATTTGGTGTATTATATTTTTGAAGAACCGCATAAAACTCGAATGGTTTCGAATAGTCTAAAAAAGATTTATTTTCTCTGATTAAATCCAAATTTCTTCTTTCCATTGGATTTATATATCCGGCATCGTATTCAACAAGAATACCCTTACCAATTTCGTTGGGTCCTAATATTTTCATGTTCGTTGTCTAATTTTTTTATAAATATTAAACAAGTTCAGTTTTTATAATAGTTTTTTTTGTGTTACCGTTTTTAGTGAGATAAAATTTAAAGTTTTCGTTTCTTATAAAAACATCATCGTATATGTCTTTGGTTAATTTTTTCAATGATCTTTTTAATTTTATAGATTTGAAATCAATTTCTTGTATTAAAAATAAATTTATTTCTAAATTCATAAAAGATTTTTTTTTAGGTTGTAAACCACTGGTTCTTAAATCCATATCTACAATAAATTTTTCATCGAAAATTGTTTTATCTAAATTATTGTAAACTGAATGTTTTATAGATCGATTTGTGTTTAACACAAGTCTTGACCAGTTATCAACTTCTTTTTTGGGTTCTACCCAGGTTTGGATGTTTAAATATAAAGATTTAAATTCTTTTGAATCAACGGTTCCATAAGATACTTTTGACGATCTAAAACCATTGATTTTTGAGGTTTTTCCTTTTTTCATAAAATTTTTTCATACTTATTATGTTTATTTTTATAAAAATTACATAAATTTAAAGTATATATCAAATATAAAACCATTTAAAAAGTATGTTAATTGTAAAAGTTAAAAAAAATGATATCGAGAGAGCGATAAAAGAATTGAAAAGTAAGGTTATTAAAACCAGACAAAATTCAATTTTAAACGATAGACGAGAATTCACAAAAAAGTCTGTGGTTAAAAGACAACAAAATAAAAAAGCGATTTACGTTCAGAAAAAATTTAACAATAATAATAATTAAAGACTTTTGTTCAGTTCAAAAAGTTTGAAGTATGAAATTTTATCATATTTCTCATTCGATACTTTTTGAATCGTTTCTTCAATTCTACTTACAACATCACTTTCAGATTCTGTAGATTTTAGATCTTCCAATTTTTCCACAACCGATTCTTTAAGAATTTCATATTTGGTTTCTAATTTAGAATCATCTTCAGATAAAACTTTGAGTAGTCTTTTTTTACTTGATGTGTCTAATTCATTTATATAATTATTTACGGTTTTGTTTGCCGCCTCAACCAAAGTATTTAGACTAACATTTTCAAATAAGTCTTCTTTGATTGTTGTTTTTTTTAAATTTTCTAAAATAGTTTTTCTACTTTTTAATTTATTTTCTAATGTTAAAAGATTTGATGAAAATAAATTATCAATATCTGAATATTTGTTTTCAGTTTTTAAATGTCCCACCCACAACTGAATTTCATCCATTTGTTTTTTTGAAATCTTATTAATTGTATTTTCGAATATAACAATAGATTCGTTGATATACTCGTTTGCAATTGATTCACTTAATGATTTATTCGATGATAGATCATCATATAAATAAAAAAGTTTTGATACGTTTTTATTTTTCAAAATTAATTCATTAAACACAAACATTGAATCTTTAAAGTTTTTATTCTTGTAAGATTCCACCAAATATTTTTCTATTTTACTTTTTAAAAGACCGAATTTCATAGTTAGTTTATTTTATAAATATATTAATCTTTTAATATTCGCAATAATTCTTTTTCCATTTCACCTAATGATCCGTTCTTCTGAAAGAAATCATCATCTTCAGACTCTAGAATTAATTTTTCTAAATTTACTTTATTTTCTGGAAGTCCTCCGGCTGGTCCTCCAGGTTCTGGTCCTGGTGGTGGACCTGATGGTGGACCTGATGGTGGAGATGGAGGTCCTGATGGTGGAGATGGAGGTCCTCCAAGACCTCCTAATCCTTCATCACCCCCTTCGGCAGGTGGAGCTTCAGTAGAACCAGAAACAGTTTTGTATAACTTATCAATTTGATCAAACATACCTGTATGTGAAATGATTGTTGCGGTGTTTGCTAGTTCGGCGGCTACCGCTCTTTCCATTCTCATTCTTTGAACGTCAAGTTTAATATCTTCATCAGAAAATCCAAAAATATGTTTTTTAGCCCAAGTTGCTGATGTTGGTGCAATTGAGTTAGGAATTTCAGAGACTAAATCTTTGTATAATAAAACTTTCTCTTTCCAAACATCTACCATTAATAAATCAGCCTGTTTAGATGGATTGTTTAATCCTAATGTGAAGTTTTGTAATTCATCTTCGAATCCTAATAAGAATAAATGAACTATTGCAATTTTATTAAGTTCCGATAAAATATTTTTTTGAATTCTATTGATTGTTCTTGCAAATCTAATATCAAGTAATGATAAATTTTTACCATCACCAACCGGTTCTTCAAAACCTAAATACGCCTTTGGTATACGTAATGCGGTAACAAGTTTCTTTTGAATATATTCAATATCTGCAATCTCGGAAAGATTTGTACCACCAGGTAATGTCTCGATTGGCATTGTTTGAGTTGCATCACGAACAGGAATAAAGTAATCTTGGTCAACTGCCATTTGATTAAATCTCAAATCTACGTTTCCGGTTTTATTATCAACAATTTGATCTCTTTTAAATTTGTTTGCAACTCTTTGTACGTATGCTTCAACATCTTTATCATCCATATTACCAACAAACACTTTAAACACCCTTCTTTCAGGAGCTCTTGATGTACGGTAGATTAACATCGCATCTTCAGCCAATACTAATTGTTTCCAAATACGACGAGCTTTTTCTAACATTGATGTACCGTAAGGAAGTTTTCTATCGTCACCTAATAGTCTAAAGTGTGCAACTTCCCAACTATTAAACTCCATTTTTTTTTCTTTCCAATTAAACTTCAATCCCTTCTCATCAGTTTTTACTTCAGTGTTTTGAGTTTTTGGTTTCATACCTCTCTCTAATCTTTCGATTTCGATATTGGGTAATTGAACCGCTCCGATAATACCTTTTTCTGGATCTAACTTCATGTAAACAAAGTTATCACCATATTTACAAGTGTTTCGAATCCACATTTGTAAGTTGGTGTTTATATCAAGTGTGTTATTAAAAAGGTCGGCTAATATGGCCTTTATTCTTTTAGATTCCGAATAAATTGACAATACGTGTCCATCTTCATTTGGTGTTGTGGACTCTTCGGCGTAGATATCTAACGCTGTTGATATTTCAGGTGTGAACTCCATGGACTCATAATCATAAAATGATGCCAGCCTTGTTGGTTCGTAATAAATCGCTTGAGTATATAAATTACTTTCAATTTTTGCCCACTGATTAGACAAATACATAGATTGTTGAGCCTGAAGTAATTCTTTTTCGTATTGATTTTTATCTCTAGTTTTTAATAATTCTTTCTTATCAAATCGATAAGTCGGTATGTCTTGACCTAACAACGCATTAGGACCAAATGTTTTGGATAATCGTTGCCAAACCGTTAATTTTTTATTCTCTTCCATATTTGAAATCTAACTATAAAACTCTAAAATTAAATACTCCAGTCTTTACTTTATTTATGCATCAATATTCACAATTTGTATAACGTCAGCACCATCATAATAAGATAGTCTATTGTTACTATCTTGTCTTTTGAATATTTCACAATTGTAAGTTCCGTAAACATGAGATGCTGGTGTGAAGTCAACACTAGATACTGAAGTTTTTACATTATTTAATTGGAAATAATCTGCCGCAATATTTGAATAGAACCCATCAGCAATTACATTATTATAAAAATACTCGCCAATTGTGTTACTATAAAAATAATTTCCAATATTGTTTCCTTGACTTGTGCTATACCCAAAACCAAAACCATCTCCAATAGTATTACTGTAAAAATTATTTCCAATTTTATTATACGAAAATGTTCCTAAAATATTATTATTTGTAAAACTTGTACCAATGTTATTTTTAATAAAGTTAAAAGACCCCAAACTTAAAGGATCACCAATATTGTTGCTTTCAAAATATTCACCAATTACATTTTCGTGAAACTGACAATAGATATTATTGTTGTTATATCCATTTGTAATAAAGTTTGAATAAAATTCACCATAAATATTGTTGTTATTGTATCCATTACCAATATCATTTTTGTAGAACTGACCATAAACGAAATTATTATTAAATTGATTTCCAATTTCATTATTCTGAAAATCATCATTTGTCATAATATTTTCTCTAAAATCATTACCTACATTATTTCTATAAAATGAACCAATCTCAATTGTATTGTTATAAAAATTATCCCCAATGTTATTATATTGAAAATTACTTGTTATGTAATTATCGTGGAAATATGTTCCAATTATGTTTCTATCAAAATCATCATCAAAATAATTGTTATAGAAGAAACTTCCAACTATATTGTTAGAACAATCATCCCAAAAAGTATTGTTAAAACAAGAATCTCCAAAAATATTATTTATGTAGTCATTATCATAAAACACGTTGTTTGCTAATAAAAATGTGTTACCTTCCCAATCTTTGGTATTTGCGAAGTTTCCAACATAATTGTTAAGAATTGTATTTCCATTAAAATTAAAAGTAGGAATTTCTTTATAAAATCCTGTATCTCCAGTTATATTGTTTTGTTTATAATCTAGTGAATCATAAGAAAAATTATTTGCCGGAAGATTTGATGTAATTGCCGAATAATTAGAATTTAAATTAGATAGTGTGTTATTCAAGTTAGATTCGTCAATTGTTAAAAGATAACTTTCAACCACACTGTTTATTTGATTATATGTTGGTTCTACACCTCCAGCAAGTGCAAATAACAAATAATGTATTTTTGTGACACCACTCAAATTAGATAATGTATCTGAATCATTGTCTGTATTAAGAGAATAAGTATGAGTAATTCCACTATCAATTGTGTTAACAATCATGATATGGTTTACTGATGGATCTTGAGCTCCAGACACAAGTTTACCATAGGCTGTGTATCCAGAAAAAGTATTTGAATAGTCACTTATTACACCACTACCGTCTGCACCAAGACTTCCGTCAATAAAGAAAGTGTCAATTGCAACATCATACGCAACCATGACAAAAAGACCTGGATATAAGTTAGTAAAATAATTAGATCCCGTATTGAAATACGAGTCTCCATTCATAATTGACCCATCAAATACAAAATCACCAAAAGAAGCTTGACTTGTGTTATTGACTGGGGGGTCAGACATTCTTGAATGAGTATATGGTATGGAACTAAATAAATTGGTATTTAAATAGTTACCACCATCATACATGTCATTTCCTCCATCATCAATACCCTCACCACTAGGTACATCATTAAAATAGTACAACGATCCAGATTCAGGACTACTATTTGAATACATTAAATCACAAACATAACCAACTGAATCTGAAAAATTATCATAATTGAATCCGGCAACTTGCATATTTGTATCAGAAACAATATTAACAACTTCATATAATTTAGGTGAATTAGAATAAATTTTAATAACATCACCAACATTTAAATTACCACTGAAAAACGTGTTCAAACCTGTAACATCACCATTATTCATGCTTATTATTCTACCGGTAATTTCACCATCACTAAAATATGATCGATATCTTTTGAATAGTATTGATCTGTGGTCATAATCAGTTCTATTTCCATACTCATCAATTCTTTCTGTTATTCTTCCTTTTGCAGGATTTGTAGTTGCTTCTGTAAAACTGAAAGAATAGTCATATGTGATTTTATCATTTGGATAAACTAAACTATATGCCGTTGGAGACAAACTTTCTGATGATGTTGCAAAAACCAACAATTGCTCAACATCAGAAACATGGTATGTTTCGGGTGTTGTTATTGTATTTCCATTGTAATCAAAGTCTGGTTGATCATAACATGTTTGATAATCATTAATTAAGTAATATCCACCGGGAGTTAAAGTGCCTCCGGTTACCATATCCTTAAGTTCCATATATGTTAATGATTCATATGATCCACCTCCAGATGTAAATCCTGTCACATCAAATGAAGATCCATCATTGTTTTCTATTGTAAGAGTATTCAAGGTAAAGGTACCACCAGTAGCATAAATGTCTTGTAACCCTGAAATCACAACAGAAGTTGAGTTGTTATTATCTAATGTTAGATCACCTGTGTTGTAATCAATAGTACCTCCAGTAATGTAAACATCTGGTTGCAAACCTCCAGTTACAACATTACCATTCACATCAATACCTAGATTATTCACTGAAGTTCCGGTTTGTAAGAATGAAATATTTAAATATGGTACATAAACGGTGTCATTATTATTACCTACAATATTACTTCCACCTAAAACAACAGAATTGTAACCATTTGCAGTATTGTCAAAACCAAATACCATTGACCCAATACCATTTGCAATATTATTACAACCACCAATTATTGTGGAATAATTTGCTTGTGATTTATTGTTTCTACCTCCAGCAATTGTTGTAAAACAACCATTAGTAGTGTTTGAGAAACCTCCACCAATTGTTGAGTAATTTTTTTGAGAAGTGTTTCTTGATCCTCCCCCGATTGTATTAAAAGCATCTATGGTGGTATTATATAAACCACCACCAATAACCGAATAATCTTTATTTGTAGTATTTAGATATCCACCGGATATTGTTGAATATTTTCCAGATGAAGTGTTTAGAGCACCTCCACTTACTGTGGAATATGGAGATCTTGCGTTGTTACTAGATCCACATCTTACTGTTGACGATAATCCCCCAACAGGGTCATCAATAATTACAAAAGCCATTTTTATTGTTTTTAATTTTTATTTATTTAGATAAATACTTTCCAAATTCAAAAATTAAAATCTTGTAGGACTTGGTGTTGGCGTTTGAGTTGGTAACGGAGTTGGTGACACCAATGGAGTTTGACTTGGAGTTGGTGTAGGAGTTGGTGTTGGTGGAATAACATTATATTCCTTGGTTAATTCTCTAGATGTTCCTTTTTTAAACTGAAACGTTGTTGGAAACACTTTTGAACTAGACATAGGTTGTCCTGGAACGATTAAAGTAGATCCATTTAAAATTTTACCTGATGTTGGTCTTAATTGTAATCCCATATTTTTTTATCTTTTACCACCAAATAACCAACCATACTTCATATAGTCATCTTTTGATGGGTTTGTGTTATATCCTCTTCTTTCATTCATCAAATTTGCATTTGGTAAAACCGGATCAAAATGTATTTGTTTTTGTACCGCATCATTATTTGATACAGTCCATGACTCAATCATAACCTTTGTCTGTTGGGTAACCTTTTCAAGTTTTTGAAATGCGACCTCTCCAACATAAATGGCCATGGACATCGCCATTATTAAGTCGTCGTGTTGACCTTTCTGGTGATCAGGCCTTCCATTTACATAAACAAATGTATTCATTTCGTTATATAAACGAACACTTCTAATTTTGAATCTATGTCTAACATACTCTTCAAATGCTGCAATAATTTGAACTCTTTTATTATTAAAATTAATTCCAGGAATTTTATCTTGAGCCTTTGGATTATAATTCCAAACGTTTGTACTATCAACTCCATCGATGTATAAGTTTTTATATCCTATCTCTTGAAGTTTTCTACTTGTTGCAACTCCCATTCCTCCGGTGATATCAATTACAATAAACGCACTATACATAACCGCCCACTTATATGCAATTTCTGCTAATGAATCCGGTGGAATTTTTCCAACATATTCCAATACTTGTTCTCTTTCGTCAAAATCTATAATTTGAATTGATGAAAAGTCTTCACTATCACCACGAGAAACGTCAATTCCCATAATGTATTTATGACCTTCTTGTGGATCTTTCCAAATCCAAAGAGAATTACCCATCATTTTTGTTGGTGCTTCCTGAAGTAAATTTTCTTTGATATAATCTAATTCTTTGTTGTTAAATACGTTATCACCTGATCCAAGAAATTCGCAATTTAACTCTTGGTTTATTTTTCTTTTATCGTATTTAAGTTTTTTAACCATTTTTTCATACCAAGATGAACATGGTTTATATCCTTCTTGAAAATATTTTTTTAGTTCTTCATAATCTCTTTCATAGGGATCAATATGTTCAAATGATATATTTTGGGAATGATCTTTTTCATCTTTATTTAACAAATAATCAACCATGTCATCAGTGGGTACCAAATATAAATCTTTAGTATATCTTGGATCTCTCCACCAAAACATTTCGGTAATCTTAAAGTTGTTAATACCTTTTGTTGCTTGGTTGTAAACATCGTAATAAATCGGATCGTATCCGTTGGGTGTGGAAACTACAATAACCTTACCACCGGTGGATAAGGATGCCATACAAGCCGCCCAGAAATCATTGTCAGCTTCAATAAATGCTGCCTCGTCAAAAACAAGAATTGTTGGTGTATACCCACGAAGAGCATCTCTTGATGTTGCAACCGCCTTGACTTCACATCCATTTGTTAATTTATAATGTCTTTGTGAGTTTTTATCGGCTGAAAATCCAGCACCAACCCATTTTGGCCATTGATCAACAAATGATCTAATTTTATTGGCCATCTCCATTGATGTGTCAAGTTTGTTTGCAATAATTAGAATTTTTTCTGGTCTTTCTTTTTTTGCAAAAACTAACCTTTTAGATATCCATGCCGCAGTTACGGTCGATACTCCAGCCTGACGGTATTTTAGTGCAATGTTTTCTTCAAAGTTTTCATAGTCAGTTAAAAGAGTTACCTGATCTGGAAATAATTCTAATGGAACATACTTTTGTACTGTGTTATCGTAAGTTTGTAAATATGTACGAAGAGCGTATGGAGTATCTCTCATACATTTTACATACTCAATAGTAAGTTGTTCTTTAGTTAAAGCCATGAATATACTTTATTATAAATATAAAACCCCCGATTTTATAGTCGAGGGTTTATAATAATATTTGATGATTGATTAAATTCCTAAAGATTTTAGAAAATCTTCTTCGTCATAATCATCATCATCGTCATCATCAGTGTTTTCTTGGTATTTTTTGTATTCTGCTTTTGCTTTGTCGTACAATTCTTGGAATTTTTTTCTAGCCTTTTCTTTATCTTTTGGATCTGTTGAGACTACATTTGCAATAATATCTTGTAAAAATTCTTTTGCCGGTACCGAATATAAAGCTTGTTGGAAGTAAGGTTTAATAACTCTCATTTTTGGGTTTGTAATTAATTCGTCCGGTAATAAAAAACGAATATCTTTAACAAGTTGAGCCCCAACTCTAAAATTCATAGGTTCGTTTGACATTGTATCAGTTTGACTAATTACTTGACCTGCCATTTCTGGGTCCATTCCTTTCCACTGACTTCTTGCTGGAATCATATCAAATACTTTTGTCAACTCATGAACTAATATTGGAAATATAAGTCCATTTGCGTACCATAAATCTTTTGGTTCTTCTCCGTCCTCATCTTCGTCATCATCAGCATCACTATCACCTTTACCAGCTTCACCAGCGGCATTTCCACCTAAAGCTTCTATTAAATCTTCATCGGTAAAGTACATCAAATCATTTGCACTCATAATTTTATTATAAAGAGGGTATAAACTAGGGTCTATTTGGTCCAGTTGTCTTTTATAATCTTCAATTTGATATGCGAATTGACCTTTTTTTGCGTTACCTTGAATAAGAGCGTTTATAACGTTTCTTTTTTCAATTTCCAATTGTTTTTCTTCTTCGGGAGTTAAATCATCAACATCAAATGAAAAATTTGGAGGTATTGGCAGTTTTTCCTGTTTTGCCGGTTTCATTTGAAATGCATTTGGGTCAATTGGTTTTTCGCCTAAATAAGTTTGAATTTTTACGTAATCAAATTCATAAATAACTCCACCCGTATTTGATTGTTTTTTTAACACAAGACCACTTTCTATTGCATCTTTCATAGTAAGCGGTTTATCATCTTCAACTGAATAAGGCATCCATCCTTCTTCTTTAGAAGCGATTTCTATTGCAAGATCACGTAGAGCTTCTCTATGTCGTGGTTCAATAGACATCACTTGTCTAACGGCCATCATTTGTTCCATTTGAATTGCTCTTTTAACTCTTGGGTCTGTAATATTTTGATCGGTTCCAAAATATCTTTTTACGTAATCAACAATTTCTTTAAACCTTGTTGCGGCAACTCTTTCCACGTCTGAAGCACCACCCCTGAACGCTTTGTTTTTTGCGTAAATCCCTTCTGGATCCTCAATTCTTTCTTTTGTTCTTGGGTGCATTCTTTCTTCATAATCCTGAAGATAATCATCTACAGGGGCTTCTTTAATAACCCTTTTAATCAATCTTTTTAATAGTTCTTCACTCATTTTTATTATTTTAAAGCCATAGTTATAACTTGCATAAAATCACTTTTTTGCTTTTCTGTTTCTTGACCAGCTTTTGGTTTTTCTTCAACGTCTGGATTTGGATCTTTGAATGGATTTTCTCTTCTACCCTTATCCTTTTCTTTTGTTCTATCTTTTTCTCGAGTTCTTTCTTTTTCTTTTGTGGACGCTTTTGGTTTTTCTTCAACGTCTGGATTTGGATCTTTGAATGGATTTTCTCTTCTACCCTTATCCTTTTCTTTTGTTCTATCTTTTTCTCGAGTTCTTTCTTTTTCTTTTGTATTTTCTTTCATTTCTCCTGACATACTAAACATTTTTCCGATTGGAGTTTTCATTTCCATTCCCTCATCTTTTGAAAACATAGACATTTTTTTTGGATTTTTCAAAATCATGTTTTCACGCTTAGCAACCTTTTCTAAAATTGTGTTGATAAGTTCTCCTTTAGTCATGCTTGGATTAATATGTCTTTCAATCATTTCAAAAATTCTATCTTCAAGATAATTTTCAATTTCTTCACTTGATTTTCCTTTTGGTTGTTTTTTGGTAAAAAAATCTTCGGCAACCTCATCTGGAATATTTTCATAATCTTTTTTAGTGGTTTTATCTGAAAATTCTTTTGCCATTTTACACCACTTACAATTTTTTGATTCACATCGATTACAACGAGCCCAAAATAAACCTTGTTGTTTTTTTGACTGAAACTTTTCTGTAACTTCTCCAGTTCCAACAGGTTTAGTTGATGTGGTCATAGTAATACCTTTTTGTGGATCCACACTTATGTCGGCTCCATTGACATTTAAATTTGCCTTTGTTCCTGGAGTAACGGTTGTTTTGTATCCGGTTTGTTGTACTGTTTGAACCGCTTCTTTGGTTTCTTGGTTTCTTTTATAAACCTTTTCTGCCAAAATTGAAATTTCTTTCGGGTTTAATCTTGACACAAAATCAAAATGGAAACCATTTTCCAATAAAACTAATACATTGTTTTTAGCTTTCATAAACTACTTTTTTTTCAAATTGTAATACAAGATCTCTCTCATATAATTTATCTTTTACGATTTGTTCTTGTTCTCCAAATCTAAATACTAATCTTTTTACCAAAGAAAAATCAATCTCATCTTCAATTTCCCAACCAAGAGCAATAACATCATCAAGTGAGTCTTGAACCGAAAAAACATCAGAGTTTTGAATTAATTCTAATTTAATATCCCCATGTGTCAAAACACCAACCTTTGATACGTATTCGATATCAGGTGGTGATGGATAACCATTTGCCGGTTTTGACTCCCAATTTTCACCCCAGACTTCATCAATAGAATTTGAAAAAATAAATTCATAGATGTGCTCTCCTTTATAATTAGAACCAAGTCCGTTGATGTAAATTAAAAAACTCATATTACTGTTCCGTTAATTGTAAGTTTTGTAATAATATTTCCTTCTTGGAAAATAATATTTCCTTGATTTGTTTTTCCAACAAGTTTTGATGTTGGGTTATTTTCCAAATATTTGAAAGCCGCTCTTTCTTGTCTAACATTTTCAGAAATTGTTTTTAAATATTTTAAATCTTTTTCCAATTTAGACTCAAATAAAGATTCCTTTTTTAATCTTTTCTTTTCTTCATTAATAATTTCTTGTTTTGTTTGAATAAAATATTTTGACAAAATCTTGTCTACTTTTGATTCACCAAAAGTTCCATGAGAAAAATGGTTGTAAGTATGTCTTGGTTTTCTTGCTCTATGCATTCCATATTCTTCACCCATTTCTTCCATTTTATCATAA